TTTTCTACTTCTTTCTTTTTTTCTTCTTTCTCTATTTTCTTTTGTACTTTCTTTTCTTCTTTTTTCTTTTCTTTAACCTCAACGTTCACCTTTCTTGATTCAGTTTCTAAATTTAAATCCCAAGGATTCCAACCTAAAACCAAAGCGATTTTATCAGCAGCCTCGGTTTCACTTTTAGAAGCTAGTAGTATGTTTTGTATCTTGTTAACAGCTCTATCTAGTGGTATATTTGTTGTAGCTGAAATAACATTTGCTAAAGAATTAAACGCTGGGTTGTTAATATTGAAGCCCATTTCCTCAATAGCACCTTGGTTTAATTGTTCTGTTCTTATTCCTCCATACAACTTTCTTAACTTAGACCCAATGGTTGGTGACAAGTTAGCGAATTCAAGAATGGTACGAGTGTGATCCGCGTTAAATCCTCTTTCTTTTTGTTTGCTATACTGTAAGTAACCATTTTTTATGGTAACAGCTATAGCACCGGTTAATCCCATACCATTTAAAATACTATCAATCATTCCATTGGCAACTCTCTCCTTCTTAGTATCCCACTCGTCTTCGTCTCCAAGAGCTGAAAACAATGCTGTTTGCAAAGAACTAAATATTACATTTTGAACCGCACCATAATAAGCTATTTTAGATAAATTTGCTTTAGTGCTACCTCTTCCATTTTTTAAATCAGCAACAGCTTTTATTATTAACCTGTTGTATTGCATTGGAGTATTCTTAAATGCTAATATTAGTCTACCTAAACCTCCAGCTTGCTGCTGTGATATTAAATCTGGTCTAGAAGACTGTTGGCCTTTTTCTGTTTTATCTCTAAAATCAGTCCAAGCTTGTGCCTCGGCTTCTTGAGTAGACATACCTGATTTTTCATATGCTTTTACTTGGTTTCTGTAAAAACTAGCACCACCCGAAGAAATAGCAAAACTATCTGCAATTTGTGTTGGTGTAAATCCTTTTTCTAACAACCAAGCTAGAGCAGCTTTTGCTTTATTATCAGATCCTTTTAGGTGAGCTGATAATTCAGCTTCATTAATAGTTCTTTTATTACCAGATCTTCTCTCTTTTAAATAATCAGAGTTAAATATATAACTAAAATCTTTCCAATATTGTGGTTGATTAGCAAAAGCCATACCAGCTTTTAGTGGGCTATTGTTTTCCCAATCCATGTAGTTAGCAGCTGATATAGTTTGCAAAGCGGCAGATCTCATATTAAAAAACATCACCGCACCAACAGAGTTGTTAACCCAGTTATTCCAGTTTCTTTCTATTCTACCTGTGCCACCTTTTTTCGTGCCGTACTCCATACGATATAACATGTCCTCTAAAGCCTCAACATGCTTGTTGCCATATAAAGCTCTTAGTTTGTTTTTATTTTCTTTAGAAAATATTTCTTCAGCGTTTTGCTTCCAACCAGCCAAAGCTTTTTCTCTACCAACTTTTCCAGTCATCTCTGTTAAATCGTAAGATATACCCTCTACCGTCCAATACTCACTAGGAGTCACGTAACCTTCTTTTTGCCTAGAAATAGTAGAAAGTCTATCAGAAAACTCTACCAACTCTTGATCAGCTTCAACAACTTTAATTAAAGCTTTTTGATCTCTTTTTGACAAACCAGGAACTTCTATACCGTTTTTAACCCAAGTATAAACTCTTACGGCTTGTTCTACAGTATAATTTGTTCCCTCTACATTCTTTTTTAAATTCTTTTTAACTTGAGGTAATTCTTTAACTAAAGCTGTATAATCATCTCTTACAGCTTGTTTTTGCTGATCTACTTGTTGTATTGCTTTTTCATAAGGATCAAATAATTTTTCTTTAAAAAACAACGCTTGTTGCTCTCCTTTTTCACCTTTAGCCATGTATTTGTAAGTGAACATTTCAAAATCATAAGCCGAAGGTGGATATACAATATCTAAAATACCACCAGCGCTAGCTCCTCTAATCTTTCCCTGTGCTTCAGAAAATACAGCTTCAGCTTTTATACCCTCCGTTTCTTCTAACACTGTGTTAAACGTGTCACTTAAAGATAGCTTAACTCCTTTGTCGTTGTACTCAATTGGATTAACTAAAACAGACTTACCACCATCCACTAACAACCCAGAAGGATACTCATTAAACATGTTTTGAACAGCATCTACATTTTGATGCGCATCGTCAACAAAATAAATATCGTTGAAACCGTTAAGTATTAAATTATTTTCTATCCAATCAGCTTTTGCCTCTCCGGTAGAATTACCTAATCCAGTTATGTTTTCTAGCGGTAGATTTATTCCTTGAGATTGTAACCAAGCTTGTATTGCTGGGGCGCTCTCAGCTGCTCTAGCGGTTAATATATAAACGTTATCAACGCCATATTTATCTATTTGATTTTTTAGTTTATCAAACAAAGGACCTGGTTTCCCATCTGTAACTTTGTTAAAATCAGTAAAATCCATTGTCCAACCTTCTTCTATCATACCTTCACCAACATTAGGCCAATCAGCAGAAGCTATTTTCACTGTTTTACCGTCTTTAGTAGCTATTATATAGTTTTCACTAACACCAACTGTTTCATCAAAATCCATAACAGTACCCCCTTGAATATCTCCAGAGGTAGCTTTAAGGTTTATGTTTTCAATAGCTTCGGCTTTCTTTTTAGCTTTTACAACGTTTTCTTTTATTGATTTTCTTCTTAAAATCTCAGCTTGTATTGCCCTAGCGTTTGAACCATTAGCGTTAGTTATACCTCTTAGTTGAGCGTTACTTAAAGCGGCAAATCTATTTATACCACCAACGTTAGCTTTACCATAAACATCTAAAACATCAAAAGTCTCAGGGTCACCAAGTATCTGTGTGTAGTCAGATAATATTAAATCAATTTCAGAACTTAAGTCAACACTAGGATCTGTTTTATATCTTTGAATTAACTCTATTATTTCAGAACTAACTACAGACATAGGTTTCATGTGTTCACCTTTCCAGTTAGTACCTTTTTGAGATCCATTAAGAACTAAGTAGCCATCTAGTCTAGACATACCTCTAAAACCTTCCACTAAATTAGATTGCATTTTAAACATTTCTAAAACAGCAACCTCGTCAACATTACCCTCTTTTACTTGCTCTGCTATCTCTGTTATTATAGTCTTAAATACTTTTTCATTAGCATCGTTTGCCGCATCAATATCAGCTTGCAAACCGCTCTCTTGTATTTCTTTTAGTTTTTGAGCTTTAGTTTTATCACTCTCTAGTATAGTTATTATTCTTTTAAATATACCAGTGTCTTTTTTACCAGACATTTTGTTCATCATACGAACATTAGCAAGGTCTTCGTATGTAAGATTGCCAGGCAAATCTTCTTCTGGTATGCTTTTTAAATCGTTAACCAACTGCTGGTGTGCCTCGTAAGCTTCACCTTTTACACTACCTTCTTTTTTACCTTTTATGTCTAAATACCTATTACCACTTTTAAACCCTAACCAATCGAATCCAGCTGACTCCATAAACTCTTTACCAAATATCTTGGTAAATACAGCTGCATTTTTAATCATGTTATCTCTAGCGTCTTTGTTGAATCTTATATTACCACCTTTATTAAACTCGTCTGCTAGTTTATTTTGACCAGTGCTTCTTAAATAATCTACAGTAAATGCTTTAAATCTTTTTTCTCCAGCACTCTCAATCATACCCTTATCGTACATACTAGAAACCCAGTCTTTAATCTCTCTTGGAGCAGTTGGATCAGCTTGTATAATATCTATGATATCATCCCAGTTATTTGAATCCTCGTAGTCTTCTACTAAACGAATTAACCTACTAGTTTCTTGTTGAAAAACTTCAGAATTTAATGTTGAAGCGCTTAATGTTTGTTCTCCGCCATCGCGTAAACTAAACTTAACGTCTTGTCCTTTGTCTAAAAGTATACCAACTTGCAATACCTCACTTTGAGCAACGCCATTTTCTTTTTTAAATTCTTCGCTAGAAACAATTTGCATTGCAGCGTCATCAAAAAGTATTTCAGAATAATGTTTTAGCGTAGACTCTTGTAGCATGTCCATTCTGATTTTCTTGTGTATCTCGGCATTTGACAATCCCTGAGCTTCTAATTCTGCTATTTCATCTGTCTTTAAAAGCCTTTCTAAAATTTGCTCTCTAATTTCTTCAGTAAATTCTTTCTTTTTCGTAATTGTATTACCAGCTTCAGTATCTTTAGGTTTTGCTTTTCCTTTTAATCCTTTAGATGCGTCTACACTACCTCTCTCTTCAATAATATCAACGAACTCAGGGAAAACTTTATTAAAAGTTTTTTGGTTCATACTGTTATAGAACGTCTCCACAGTTTCCGTTATCATGTCTATGTACAACTGAGTAGGTCTACCAAGTTTATTTAGCTTACCATCTTTTTTAGTAAGGTCTCTAAGGTTTTTCCACAAAGATTGTCCTATCTTCTTCATGTCCTTAGTAGCATTAGGACCATATATTTCTGAAAAATTAAAATCTTTCAATAAGTCCGATTGTTTTTTAATCCAATTTTTGTAATTTTCACCATCAACCTCAAACTCCATAACACCGGCTAAACTTTCTCTAAGTGCAGATCTTTCGTTAAAATCATTAAGCTTAGTTTCAATGTCTAAAACATAATCTTGATTATAATCACTAATAGCGTCTTCAGTATTCATAATCTCTTCTCCAGTTAAAGTCTCAAGATCTAGTTTAAAATCCATTTGCATTTTATCCCAAATATCCGCTAAACGAACTTCAGCAATACTTTGACCACCTTGCACTGGGTTAAAGAAATAATAAGCACTAAAAGAATCACTTACATCGTCAAATACGTACTCTCCAGTTTCAGGATCTTTTTTTCTATTATAAGTTTGTAAAGCTTTAGCAAATTGCTCTATAGACTCGCCAATAAAAAACTCTTTTCTTTCGTCACTATGACCAGGTTTAGTGTCATCATACTTTCTTAACACCTTATCCATAAACGCTCCATAATTATTATACATAAGCATATCTCTATACCTCTTACCACCAGCTCTTACTCTAGCCTGCATTTCTAAATCACCATTTGGATCAATATAAGTTTCGTGCTTTTTTATTAGTGCGTAAAGTCTTTTATTCTCAGTGTCTATCTGCCCACCCTCTCCAGATGTTCGACCTTTAGGATATGGATTAGACTGTTCGATAAGTACTAAGTCAGATACTTTACCGTCTTTTATACTATTTAAAACGTTTTGCGTGACATCACCATCAGTATCGATAGAAGTTACAATGTTACCGTTTCTATCAAAGTAAGTTTCACTTACAATGTCGGTTGATCCTCCGGGAAGGTTTTGCAAAAACTCAACCGCATTATCAACGTTCATTTCACTCATAGGTCTAAATCCGTCTACGACACTAACATCGATTAGACTAGTAAGCTCTTTTCCTATAGCAAGTATAGTTTTTCTATCTTCCAATGTTAGAGCATCTATAGCTAAAACACTAGTAGCGTCACTAATAGACGTAAAGAACTCTTCAATGCCTGCTCGTGTTTTTAAGAAATCTTTACCAAATTCTTTTTCGTATTGCATTAGTCTTTGACCGATCAAAGTTCTAATTTCCTGCATTTGAGGACTTTTAGAATCTTTTAGTATAGTCAACACCGTGTTTTGAGCGTTAGATAACTCCTCGTCAGATTTGTAATAAAAATCTAAGTGCTTGTCTTCATGCGTTATAGCGTTTGCGGCAAATCTATCACCCTCGTTGATGTTTTTATTTATAGCTTCATCTGACCAAAAACAAATACCTTTACCTTCATAGCCTGGTATTATTTTTTGAATATCCTCTCTAGACATAACGATACCGTTACCCTTACCTTCAGCGAATATACTTAAATTACTAGCGTTCTCTATAGTTATGCCGTATTGTTTTTCTAAAGTACTTATGGCTTCTTGAGTTGTGTTAAAAACTTTAGCGTCAAAATCTTGACTTTTAACAGGGTCATTGTTTATTTCATTAGCCCTATCTCTAGCTTGTGTTCTGTAAGAATCTGCTCTTTTAGCTTTTTTCTTTGTGTTTTCTAGCTTAACTATTTCTTGTATAACAAGATCAAGTTCAGCTTTTGTTTCAGCACCATCTATTTTTTCATCATAGTTAGGGTTTTCGTTTTTTGCCTTTTTTTGAGCAGCGTTTAAATCTCTAACTTTAACGAGTTGTTTTTCTATTTCAACTTGAGCTTCTAATATCATTTTTACAGACTCAGTATCTGTTACAACCTTGTCTGTTTCGCTAAACATCTTTTCAGCAGCATCGAGTTGTATCATTAACTCTTCGTACTTTTCCGTTGTTATCTCTCCACTTTCTTCTTCTAATTTATACTGTCCTTTTTGTTCCCGAACGTAGGCAATTATTCCTTCTGGGTTTTTTATAGCAGCAATTTTAGAGCTTACTTCAGAGTATATAGCACTAGTAGCTTTAGCACCACCACCAATAAATGGTGTTGTTACAGCAGCTGTTAACATTGAATTTAAAGTACCGTTCCAACTATGGTTGTAATTGTCTAAAGCGGTACCTACGCCATATTGAGTTACTTCTTCTTGAAGTCCTTCTGTTATTATTTCTACACCAGAAGTCGTTAATATATCAACTGTATTTTTTACGTTCACATTCTTAGCTATGTCGGTTAGTATTTTTCTATACTTACCTTTCATAAATAACTTAAAATAACCAGTTATATTTGATGGAACAAACTTAGCCATTTTACCAACAAAAAATACATTACTAACGTTTTCAAGAGCAGCGTTAACACCACCAACTGCCATAGCTTCCTTATAACCATCTTCTCCAGAATCGATGACATCTAGCATGTATATTATCTTTTCCTCCTTTGACATCGCTCCCCAGTTCTTACCAGCAGCATCTGCTTTTTGTTGAGCTTTGGTTTGTAATATTTGAGACCAAGCACCAGAAGCTTCAGAAACTAAAGTTGAAGTTCCAGCTGAAAATATACTTGATAGCATTCTAAAAGCCTGATCACCTAGCGCTAACTGCCAATTGTCAGAAGTTATATTTAATTTACCATCTTTAGTAAATAGTTCAGAGTTAGGTTTGGATATTTTATCTAAAGTCTCTTGGTACTGTTGGGATTTTAATAAATTACCAATCATTGACATTTCTTCAAGCGTTATGGCTTCTAAATACTTTTGTCTTAATTCTGATACTTTATATTTTTTTAATGGAAAACTTATTTCTGGATTTCCACTTTTAAAATGAGAACCAGTTTGAAGACTTTCGCTATCATAACCCTTTAAAGCATCGTATTTTTCTTTTAGATTTCGGATTTTATTACCCGCCTGCATTGCCGTAAACTCTTGTATTTCTTTTGGAAAAACAACTGTACTTCCTTTTGCGAAAGCCGTTAATATATCGCTACTAGCAACAAAACCACCAAACTCTTCTGTTATTTTTTCTTCAACTCTCTTGTTTTGGATTTTATCTTTAAATAAACTATTAATAACAGCCGTTGTGTTAGTTAACATTTGTTTGTAACTAGCGTTATTGTTAAACACCTCGTCGTAAGCGTTGTCTAGCTTCTCTGTATAACCCGCTATAACCGTGTAAACATCTGTGCCGGCTTGAATCTCATCAACAGCTTGCTCCCAAAGGATTAACTGCTGTTCTTTTCGTTGATCAGTTATAAGTTTAATGTTTTCTTTTCCCTCGTCACTCTCCCAATATTTGTTCATTAAATTCAAATGAACTCTATGCGTGTGATCATTTAATTGTTCTGAATCGAGCTCGTCAACATTTAAAAACCTACCACCATCTTCACTAGCAGAGTATACTTCAGGTAAATCAGCCTTAGCATCTGACATCGCGTTTACATATGTATCTATATCAAACAGTGGGTTTTGCTCTGTTTTGTAAGCTATAACGTCGTTTATAACACCATTTATCCTTTCCGCTTTCTCAGTTGGAGTTTCGTCATCAGCTGTCATAAACCCTTTCCACAAACCTAGATCTATATCTTCTTCTCCATCTCCTCCTATTAGCGTTATAGCGTTAAAACCTGGTTTTGATTCTATTACTTTTATGCCTAATCCACTTAGTTTTTCGTTTAACTCTTTAGCTGCCTGCTCTTCGGACGGCTTGTTTTTTGTACCACCATCTTTAGTGGGTTCACCAAAAAAACTAGGCTTTATATAAAAATCTTCGTATGGATCTTTTTTAACTTCCTCTGGTTTTTCTAAGTCCTTAACAGTCGGTTTTGTATTAACAGGATTTTCTAAAGCCGAAGAAGTACTTTCCGAATCTGAATCCGTATTCTTGGGTGTTGTATTTTCCGACGCTACATTCACACCCTTTGATGCAACGTCTACTGTCTTTCCCTCTATTAAACCAGCGTTTACAAGTTCCTCTGAAGTCATACCTTTTATTTCTGCAACCTCTTCTTTGCTAGCGTTTTTAGCTACTAAGTCGGCAATTAGTTCTGCTTTTGTTTCAACCATATAATTTTATTTACTATATTTTTTTACGATGTCTTGAGCGATCTGTGCTTGGGTTTTCTTCACTTGTCCTGTATCTTCATTGATAGTTGGGCCGTGAACATCTCTCATTATGTTTGTTATATATTTTGCTAAGTATTTTTGCAAAACAGCATAGTTAGCTGGGTCTTTCATCCAGGAATTATCCCCAGGTGGAAGTGGTTGTCCGGTTTCTGGGTTTATGTAAAAATAAGGATCAGCCAACCCATCTTTCCATTGATCAGCAAAAGATTTTGATTTATTGTCTCCAGCTAAATCCGCAAAAGCCATACCTATAGTATTTTTGTCACCTCTTTCTGTTAACTCATATGCAATTCGCTTTGCCACCCACTCCTCATCAAACTCATCTCCTTGTTCTTTCTTTCTGTTAGTTTCTTCTGCTAAACCCCAAACATAAGCTTTACTCTCATAAGGCTCAATTATTATAGAAGAACCACCTTCTACCGGATCGCCTACGTCATCTAAATGAAATATATCCATATCGTCTTGTTCTTGGACATCACTATTATAAGCGTCTTGTTCTTGGACATCACTTTTATAAGCACCTTGCACTGAAGGCTTAGCACTACCAAAACTTAGCTTACCGCCATCATCAACATGAACACCATCTGATTGACCACCATAAACCATCATGTTGACAAGCAAGCTAGAATCTTGTGTTCCTTGGCTTAGTGCACCTAAAGCATCTTTCATTTTAATAGAGCCCGCATTGTGTTTGTCAAGTTGTTTTCTTAACGCGCCAAAAGAAGTAGCTATACTCTCTCTACCTTTGCTAGCCGCCATGTATTCATCGCTGCCTTTGTCTAAGGTTTCCATTGCTTCTGTAAAAACATCAAACTCTGCTCGTTTTTTTCTTACCCATGGATTTACAACTGTTTGTATGTGCCCAGGTATATAATTAGGAGCGCTCACCTCTTCTATGTCCATGTTTTTTATAAACTCATATCCGTTGTTTGTCTTTTGATCAACAACGTCTACAGTCCTCATTTGACCTCCATCAAAAACTCTTTCTTTCTTTTTTTGTTTTTTCGCCATAGTTATTTATGTTATAACGCTTTTTAGTTTATCTTCAAGTCCCCCGGTTGGGCTAAGTGCACTACCAATACCACTCCACATTGCGTCTTGAGCTTGTTGATGTGCTTGCTTACGAGTACCGAGCTGATTAGCAGACATAGTGAATAGCGTGTTTACTTTATCTTTTTCCAATTCTCTTGATTGTTCAGCACCTGATCTTCTTGTCATATCAGCTTTCCAATCACCTTGTCTTTCCATTGTTTGTAATTGACCAGCTTGTTGTGCTGCAGCTTTTTGATTAGCCGCTTCTTGTTGGCCAATAGAAGCCGAAGCTTGTTGTGCTGCTTGTTGACCTTGATTAGCCATTGCTTGAGCTAGACCAGCAACACCAGATCCACCGGCAGCACCTCTCATTTGACCCATAACATTAGCTCTTGTCTGAGCACCTTGTTGTGCTTGGAACTGCGCTTGCTGCTGGTTGACTGTTAAATCCTCCATTGTGTTTTGCATGTTTGCGTATGGATTAGACACATCACCGTATAGATTACTAGTATCTAACCCCATGAATTGCTCTTTCATTTTATCATATTCTCCCTGTGCTTCCGCTATTCCTTTCTTTCTTTTACCTCCCCAATCGTAAGCTCCTAGAGCTTGTATAGCTCCACCAATAAATTTTACAGGACTGTGTTTTATATTTTTTGACATAATGTGTTGTTTTGTATAATTATAGTTACATTTTTTATGAATTATTTACTACTTTCTATAAAATCAGCAGCAACTGTAAACAATTCTGATTTTTCAGTAGAATTATTTCTAAATTGAGTTAAACAGTAATAACCTAACAAACTACTTAAATTAACTTTGTTGTCTTTACTAAACATGATAAAATCGTTGTCTTCTGGTGGACCGTATTGAGCAGCTAGACTACTTGGCATGTTACAAGTTATTGTTGTTTGCGTTATAGATATTATTGGCCCAATCATTCTAACGCTTTCCCTAGTGTTAGTTTCGTGTGGAGTTGTTGCTGCTGCCCAGTTTCCGTTAGTTCCAGGTGTTTGACCTGGAAAAGGAGGCGTAAACGTGTAGTAGGCAATATCTCCAACTTGAACAGACGCATTTATATCGTGATTAAAACTTAAAGTTACATTTGGCATTTGTTATTATTTTATTGTTATAAAAGCTGTTTTTGACTCACTAGTTACGACACCATCCCCTATAGTAAACTCTATTTGGTCTTTTCCAGTAAAACTAGGGTTTGGGACATAAATTAAAGTGGATTGGTATAGTGATCCACCAGGACGTTTATCTGATAAACCTCCATTTTTAGGACCATTTACTACAGTAACTGTTAAGGCGTCAGTGTATCCACCGCTGTTCTCGGCAAAGTTAATAGATCTTGGGGTGTCCTTACCAATGACTAAGTTTATATCTTTAACTATTGGTGTGTCGGTTACAAAATCATCTACATTTAAAGTAAACGTTACGTCTTCTCTTCCAAACTTCACTTCGTCTATAGTTGTTGTTATGGTTATTTCTTCTCTACCACTAATAGTGTGTTTAATAGTTCCTTCAATGTAAGATGTATCTCCATTTTCAAAAGTGATATCGGTTTTAGCGGGCAACAAAACGCCACTGCTAAGTCTAATTACCTGTCCCTGCCCATTGTCTACAACGTCTGTGACCTCGGTTTTTATTTCGTAAGTGAAAGTTAAAATCGTGCTTTTCTTTAAAATATATTTATTTGCTAGTGTTATGCAGGAGAAACCTTCTACCGTAGCGTCTATAGACTCTAAAACAGTAGTAAAACTATTTCCATCAACGTCCACGCCAGTAACAACCATATTTTCAAAAATATCATTAGGACTGTTTATTATTTCAAATTTATTAGTATAGATATCTTCATCACAATCATAACAAGGGTCATCATTTTTATCTATATCTATAACAGCCCTTACTTCTTTTGTTTTAACTATTTTTCCTTCCATACTCATGCCTACGGCAACGTCACCATCATACAATGGTACAGTTAGTGTTCCATCTAACGTTTCTGGGTTTGGCGCAATCAATAATTCTTTACCATTGTTTTCCACAATGGTTTTTCTTATTATATTGCCCTTGGTTATTAAATCTTCAAATTTAGGAAGTTGTTTAATGTAATAATTTCTAGTCCCACTTGATCTAGTTATAGTTGTTACGTGTGTTTCTGGAGTAAATGTTTTTGGTGAAGAAACCTCTGACATAACATTACCACTAAAAGCTGTTGTGTTTGATGTTGTAGCTGCGTCTGTTATGGTTGAAGCGGTATTTGCGATAGTAAATGTTGGTCTTTTATACTGATAAATCTTTGTTTTTACTATTCCAACCGTAGGAACTCCGTCTATTAAGTCAAATTTAGTGTCCCCTGCTAAAGACAACTCAACAGTGTATGTTTCGCTAACTTTACCTAACGCCAAGGCTGGTATTTCTACTTTAATATTATAGTTGTTATTAGTAATATTTTTTATTTTTTCTTTTACAACACTACAATTGGAGCTATCTTCTATTTTCAATGTAAATGTAGGTTTGTTAATACCTTTTATTTCAACATTTAAAAACCCTCCATTAGAGTCTATAGTGGAGTTGTAAGCCGCGGAGGAATTTTTGTTCATGGTTTCAAAGTCACCTATAATATTTTTTAGTAAATCTTTTTTATTTAACACAAAAGATTTTATAAGTTTTTCTTCACCAGTTAAATTACCCGCAACAAAACCAGTTATACCGTTGCCACTATAATGTATAATGCTATTTGGATCAGGTGATAATCTTGCGGTTTTATTGTACCACCACGCTTGATCTGAGGTTTCAAAAATTGGATTGCCATTGATGTGACCTAAATTTTCTTGAATGTTAAAACCACTATGTCCTGGATTTGGAATACCAGCCGCTGTCATCAAGTCAGAATACTCTCTTAAAAGATCTTCTGTCCAAACACGCTCGTTGTTTACAGTGTAATTATCAGATTTTGGAATATAACAATTTGATGTTGATGTTATCGAGTTAAGTAAAGAGCTATTATTATAGTTGGTAGTGCTTTCAATAACACTTACCACATGTAAAGTATCCCACTTAAAGTCACCTTTTTTACACTTAACGCCAACACACCTCCATTTGTCGTTTATCTTAGGCGCTAAACTGTTAATCTTATGATTATACACCGATATAGGATTAATGATATCAATAACACCAAAATTATTTCTTTCACAACCAACAAGACCAGTGCCTAACCCAACTACCTTTGTATCACAAGGACAAGACATCGTGTTGTAAAACAACTCAACATTAGTAGGCGTTTCTTTTAAACCCCCATACACTCCATCGCCGTGATCGTGACCATGATCGTCAGTAATCCAATCGTCCTGCGAAACCACCACACCCTGTGATGAACCACTAATAACACTCTCTCCATAACCACTTAATGGTTCATCAGACATTCCTTCGCTAAAACCAGATGTTGCTGGACCACGAGGACCACTTTGAACAGCCTCTGTAGATGGGTCTGACCTTGATGGAGTTGGTTTTGTTACTACACTTGTATATTTCCTTTTTACTTGCCTATATTCAGCCATTTATTATTTATTTATTAGTTTACTAAAACAAACCAAGCTCCAGTCGCAGTGCAACCACCAGCGTCAGTAACCGTCACATTGTATGGCCCTAATGACAAACCACTTGCGGTTTGAGTTGAAGCACCATTACTCCAAGCGTAGGTATAAGGAGCAACTCCGCCAGAAACACTTAAACTTATTGATCCATCTGAATTACCAACCCCCGTAGAGACATTTGGAGTTGCATCTGTAACGGTACCAACAACACTCATTGGATCAGGATCTACCAGTGTGACTGTCACGGTGTAGCTACAACCAGGTTGAGAACAACCATAATAAGGAGCATTCCATTGTGTACCTTGCTGTACGTCACCGCTATCACAATTCCAAACTTCAGCTGTATAAGTACCCGCTGGCATACCAGTAAGCGTGTCACTAGAGCTAGGATAAGTTGTACTTGCCCCATTTCCTATTGGGTCACCGTTAGTGTTGTACCAAACTATATAAGGAGAAGGAGTTAAAGTCCCTTGTTGGAAAGCTAGGTTTGCAAGTACAGAAAAAGCTGTAGTACCAAACTGAGGCCCGTATGGAAGAAACGCCTCTACCACTCCGTCATATGACCCAGGACAAGAAGGATTTACTTGTTGGAAAACAACCGCTTCCCAATCACAACAAAACTCATCACCAAAACCTATACCACTTATCATTGGAGTGTATGCGCTTAAGTTTGTACCAAGCGGGAAATCACACTCGTAAGCGTCATTGCCAGGGTAAGTACCAGTTAAAGAGCAGCATAACTCCCAGCCATTCAATGGGTCGCCTGGTGTTCCGTTTAACCCACTAGATGACATTAAGTAGAAACTACCATTGTATTCTACCATAGCTCCGGGAAGATAAGTACCAACACCTAATCCATAAGGAATTGCTAGGGCTAAATCGCAGTTTGGCTCACAATCAACACCAACACAATTATCTACACAATCTTGATATGTAGAGTATTGCCCTGTTCCATCAGCACTTCCAACGCAGTTCCCTTGAAGACAGTCGTAGGAAACTACACCATTATCATCGCCATCATCATCACCGTCACAACAATCTCCCCATTCTACACAGAAATTGTGACAAGGATGAAGTGGGTCACCAGCTATCCATTGATCACATTTACCACAGCACGTTTGTCCCGCTGCGTCATAAACTAAATCACCAGGATAATCATCACAAGGACCTTCGTCATAGTCCTCGCAGCAATTTTCCCAAGAGTTTTCGCTCCACCATTCTTGACAAAAATCATAACAAGGACTTCCAGGGATTGAACCAGTATTCCCTGGGCCACATTTACCACAACAACTCCAATCCCAACCTGGATCAGTTCCAAATCCTACACACTGCTCTTGAACACAATTAACTGTTATTGTAAAAGGTCCGTATTCACATCCGTTTTCATCCGTTATAACAACATAATAAATACCATAAGCAGTTGTGCCAGCTTGTGTTGTTGTTAACCCAACGTAAGCGTTAGAATATGCACCAACAGAATATACTGTTGGATCAGAGTATATAAGATTACCAATACTTGGTGCGCTTGTTGGTGAGATGATAGCATCATAAAGCTCATAAGTCCAACTAGTAAACGGCGTGGTTGCTGTTGAAAATTGATTAGTAACCATTACTTGTACAGAACCATCACTTAACGTTGATTCACAAGGATTGTTACTTGGACCTGAAGGTGTCGGTTCAACCACAATAGATTCTAACATCATGTTTTGATTTTCACAAGGATCCTCTCCGACGTTAACGTTGCTACAAGAGTTATTAGTGTCATTTATACAATCTAACATAGTAGGATAAATACCAGCTCCAGGAGTTCCATATGGAACAGGTTGATTGGTAGATTGATTTAAATTTTCATAACAAGTGTAAGGTTGAATATATTGCTGTGGGAAACCAGTGTACACTCCAGAATAAGTACTACAACTATATGAAGACGTATATTCGTTGCTATCATCTACACAATTATCAAGGCAATCTTGGTATGTAGTATACTGTCCTGTTCCCCACGCGCTTCCAACACAATTTCCATTTACGCAGTCGTATGTAGGTGGTTTATAAATACCGCAATTGTCATTACAGTCTTGGTATGTAGCATACTGCCCCGTTCCATATGCGTTTCCTACACAGTTCCCGTTAACACAATCGTATGTGTTTTCTCCACGAACGGAAATACAGTTGTCAAGACAATCTTGATATGTAGCATACATACCTGTTCCACCTATAGCTCCCACACAGTTTCCGTGGTGACAATCGTACGTAGCTATGCTACTTCTGTATTCGCAATCACAGTTTGGAACGTTAGCTTGCGAAGAATAAGTTGTCGCGGATCCAACCCATCCAGAGGGTCTATCTTGAGTTATAAATGGATCCGTTGTAATACCATCATCCATACACCCGTATACATAAGGTGCTACTGGAACTGGTTGTACTCCCATACAGTTATATAAATACGTGTAACCGTCTTCACAACAGTTAGCAACACAATCGCATAAAGTTGCAAAACCACCGCTTCCATCACCTGGGTCTATACAGCCATTGTCAGTACAACACCAAGTTTCATTAGAACCACAACAAGAGTTAATGTCATTTTTACACGCCATTTCAGTGGGGTACGTACCTTGCGAGCCAGACACTTGCTCACATTCACATGGACTACCAACGCAGTTCCAACTTGTAGTAGGTGGGCAGTCAGGGCAAGTTACACTAATTGAATCACCTATACCTTGAAAAGAAAACTCTCTAGGATCTATGTTACCAGCAGTACCATCGTTTAACCACTCTGTTGTTACTCCTTTTATTTGACTAAACCATTTATCTTCTTTGTCCCAGAACTCTAACTCACCTAGTTCTTGAGCGTTTGAGACAGCGCTACCAATATACCAACCTGTTTTAGGTAGATCATCGTAGTAATCAGGGCTGTTGTTTACCCCTGGTGTAATTCTTGCTTGAGAACCTTCATAATTAAATGTAGAATAACTCTTTATAACACCTGGCGCTTTATTAAACAGTACATCTACGTAAGAATCAAATTGGTTCCCATAAAAATTATTGTGGGTTTCGTTGACATGATGCCTATACATGTTACCATTTTTAAACGTATAGTAACTATTGTTTAAACTAATACCGTTTTCATGGTTCCATGATTTAAAAGAAACCCACCCTTTACTTTTTTCACTATAAGATAAAGTATTGTAACTAGCTCTCTCTTCAACAGTGGTAGATCCAACGCCAGTTGATACCACAGTACCGCCGCCACAAGGAGATGTTTGTGTAACTCCTAGTGGAAGTAAGTATGATGGCTCGTAAGTTATTGACTCAAGAGTCATATTATACTCTGCTTTATTATCATCAAAACTACCAATAATATTGTAATCACCTGTTCTAGCTAAAGTACCAGCAAAAAAAGCATGCATTCCAACGCTGGATATTGCTGTAATACCATCTTGAGATAATCTTAACACTGCACCTCTACTCGAATCAGCAAAATAAGCTCTATGAGAATCAGATGCAAAAGATTCAGGGTTTAAAGATATACCATAATCACCCGAGAAAGGCTTAATATTTCCTAAAACTCTATTCGTAGATACTAGATTAGTATTACCGTTAGCATTAAACAAAGCATCTTTGTTTGCTAAAACTTTTAAAACTCTATCTTCACAAAAAGCAACTAAGTCGGAATCTCTAGCGTGTAGCTTTTGAATACTACCATAAGAAGGGTTTGTGTCTTTTGTTATAGCTTCAGCTTGTATGAATTGATTTAAATCATTAACACCACTCGTAGAGTTGTATAATCCAGACCATATAAAACCATTGCTTCTTCTTTCCTCTAAATAAGGTTCTTCTAATGTTGTAGATGCTTTTGGTCCATTGTCTATTGTTACTTGATTGAAGTCGTCTCTAATTCTATCTGATTCAACACCGTTACCGAATGAGTAGCAATTAAACCAAGGTAATACTATTTGTTTATTGTGAACACCTGTTTCTCCCGATATACCAACTAACTCGTACCAAGTTCCACTACCTGCCACGTTATATGTGTTAGGCCCAACGTGAGCCTCTGTTCTACTACCATCCGCTCTATGGAACATTAGATAAGATCCAACCGTAGGAGTAGTGTGAAGCGCATTGTTGCTATCTAACGCTAGCTCTGAAGCAGTAGATGTATCTACACCTAGTCTCACATAATTGTCTTTGGCTGCTAAAACTCTAACATCACGAATACCGCCCGCCATTAAAGAGATTGTGCCGGCTCCACTTCCCGGAGCATATGGTGGATCCCAACATTGTACATATGAGTTTCTAGTAATATCCACGTGAACAGGTCCTACAAACTGTTCTATTGTTTTGTCATTTAATTCTATAGGATATATTTGCCCTACTTCGTGGTATATATCTAAGCCAACGTCTTCTTTAGGTTCTGTCTCCCAAATAGCTGGGTTTGTGCTAGTAAATTTTTCTGAATCCTCTTCAAAATGCTCCACTACTTCAAAAGTCACACTACCAGGTACACCAGACTCTCTAGGTGCAGCACCATTAGTCGTGTAGTTAGCATCCCAACGTTTGTACTGTGGGATTTGATCTATATTTACTGCCCCGTTCCCATCGCCTTTATCAAATAAATAAGGGCCGTTTGGGTGGTCATTGTGCCCTGAGTACATCCCATCTGGCCTAATACCAGGAGCTGGAGTTAAAATAGGACCACCTTCCATAGCATGCCCTGCGGGAAAAGTTGTTATAGGGTTTGCATGATGATCAAAATGCGGTGGTAAATTAGGGTCATTAGTCGGTAAGTACTTGTGCGGGCCATATGAACCAATCTGCGCGGTAGGGTCTTCAACAACTTCAACAAAAATAGCAAATCTTCTACGTCTGTTATAGCAATTTTTCCAGTTCCATATTCCCATAGGGAACTTCTTGTGCGAATCCCAATAACCTCCAACGTAAAAAGGACCACCTGTTTCCCAATCACTAGCGCCGCTATGCCAATGCCCTGCAGCCGTAGCATTAAACGAAACTCTTAAAAGATCTGGGATTTCTTGCCCAGAACAACTACCGAAATTAGTATTTCCTATACCTCTACTAGCAAAATCAACAAAGCCATGTGTCCAACTATATGCGCCGCACCCAAAACAACCGCAACCAGTGTGTTGGTGATGCTCTTTGATAAAGTAATCATTAAAACTAGCATAATTATAAACAAAAACACCAGCGTTCCCATCTCTATCTAGTTTCTCCCTACCCATGTAAGCAGCTGTGTATTCAGAATTTTGATTTACTGCTGTTCCAACTACAGTTCTATACAAAACTTTATCTGGATCTTCTCTCCACCTCCACAGTGTGCCTGGCGCTTTTATTTTGTCAATAAAACTAAGATCTTCTGCGTGCTTATTTCCTTGTTTAAAGTCCCAATCATCGTTACTATAACCATCTCCAGCTCCTGAGTATGCTCCTCCACCAGTCCCAGTATTTAATCCAGCGTAAGAAAGATGAACTAAATTGATGCTCGTGTCTATACCTAAACTACGTGAGACGTTGTGTTTTGGTCTCATGAAATCACTACTTCTACCAGGGCCTTTAATTCCCATACCCAAATAGTTTGTTGAATTACCGTGGTTATACGTATCAAGACCTATAGCTTGAAGTAACCTAGGCAAAGGGTTGTTGTATGAACTTGAAAATAAACAATCTGAAAACGTTCCGTGACAACTAGTTTCATTGGTAAACTTAACGTTGTTATCTTTGTTAGAAACAAACTGTCTAACTTGACCCTTAAAAGGTCTGAAAGCTTCAACTTTATCTATAAACCATCCAGAAGAAGCGCTAGTACTATTAGTATTCTCGTCGTCACCAGCCATCTTCCAAAATTTATCACCATGCCCACTACTATAACCTGGAGGACGGAAAGAATGTGACCCAGTTTTTGAATCAATAGATATTTTCTTAGCACTAGTACCGTATCCATCCCACCCACCTGGAGCTTGTATACCAGTTGGATTTATGTATTGAACTTTCATACTAGCTGTTACAACTAGGTTGTCTTGTACCGTGGAGCTAATACCTAGCCTTTCTATTAAAGTGTGATCTTTTAATACTTTTACAAAAAATCTACCCTCAAACTCTGCTCTATCTTCAGGTATTTTTTTCATTATTTGTAACTCACAATTAGGGTTTCTGTTAAGATAAGTTCCGTCAACTGATGTAAAAGCCATATCTCCTCCAAACTGTTTACCAGATTTTATAGCATACGTACCATCACCACCATCCCAAGTTACTTGTTTTACTCTATAGTAATTACTAGTACCAGTTCCAGCAGAAGTTATTCTAAAAAAACATTGTGAAATATCTTGGTTTATTAAAGACTCTTTCCATCCAGCTAATTCAAAAGCGTCTTTATGTACGTTTACTTGGAACGAATGCAAACCACTTCCTTGTTCGCCTGGAAAGCCGTTTGAATTTGGACCTAATTGAAAGTGAGCGCCACCAGTCCCATCAGCATCAAAATTCCCATCTACAACAGCGCCCATGGATATGTTTTGTAGCTTTATAAACCTAGGAGCTTCATTTTCAATCGCAATAATTTTGTATCTAGCAGGATCGTCAATAGGAGTGTTATTGTCATGCTCTTTCTTTAGAATTATAAACGTCTCTTCGTCAACCTTGTTTCTGTCGGCGCTAGGAAATGACAACCATATATTACCATCTTCCGCGTCATACCAGCGGTCCATAGATAAGTTGTAGTACTCGTTAGAAGTTTCTTTAACAAAAAACTTCATGTGAGTAGCCCAACTTGGTGGATTATTTTTCATTGTCACTTGTAGAGCGTTTCTTTTTGGTGCCCTATCTTTATCAATATAAACAGATGCCTCTGAGGTTGTTGCGCCATAGTTAGCACCCCTTTTATCTTCAGAAAAAACTGGAGTTTCTCTTCCATATTGATCTAAATAAACAACTCCAACTTGATATGTTCTTAATGATTTAAGTGATTTTGCTGGGTAATAATCTAAATGTCTTTTAAGTCCCGCGTGGATTTCTTCTGGAGCCACATCTCCCACGCTAGTAGACAGCACACCCGCTTGTAAGTCTACTTTTATATTGCTATTTATAGAGTTTTGTAAATTATAGTTTTGTAAATAATTCCCATAAACTAGTCTATTACCAATAACCTCTTGTGCTAACGCTTTTCTTGGAACATTATCCCATGGTCTTAACAATTGATTTGCTGGTAAAACAGCGTGAATCATTTCTGTTGTTATAGGCATGTATCCCATAACCCTAGCTTTTGTATTGTTAAAATTGTTTAATGCTGGGTTCCAACTAGTGTCACTAGATAGAGCATTCCACTCGTTCCACACGCTAGAGTTGTACTCTCTTTTTTTGATTGTTTTTACGGAGTATATATTTGTGGAGTTTGATTCTTTGTATAGAATATCGATGGCAGTAACATCGTCTGGTATCTGTCTATCATGAACAAAATCTTTTATTGCTAGTTTTCGTAGGTTATTAAGCATCCCAAGGTTGTAACCTTCTTTAGGAACGTAATTAAATGGACCAGGTAAAAATGCTGGCTCTGTAAATGGAGAAAACGCAGAGTACTCACCATCTTCATATTTGTATCTACATGCAAATCTTGGAAATTTAAATTGAAAAAGAGCATCTCTTTGTTCTAGTTCAGCAATTAACTTATCGGCACTTGTAATGTCTTTGTTACCTGATAGTATCTCGCACGTGTACCCAATCGAACCACCACTAATAACTTTTACTCTAACCTTTACTGTTCTATCATCAAACTGATAAACGTTTAAAATATCTCCAGCACTAAAATCGGTACCAGCTTGATAACCAGTGTCACCATCTGGATCTGGAGACATACTGATAACTAGAGTGCTAACAAAATCTCCAGTATTAACATCTAACCAGCTTCCACTTAAGCTTGCCACCTCTCTTCTTAGCTCAACACCACCTAAATCACCATCACCATCCCAATCATCTGTTGAAAGTGTATCTAACATTTCGAGAACAGGTGCGGCTGGTGGCCCTTTTCTTATAACTGTTAAGTGTTCTTCTTCTATAAGCTTTCCTGAATTAACAAATGTATTTGGCGCAGCTCCAGTAGAGACGTCTTTTACCATTAAACTTGTATGAGTTGTATAGTAGTTGGCAGCACTTAATGTAGCGCCAAAAGCTTTACCCCTTGTTATGTTTATTCTTTTTGGCTCGGAATTGTTGTCTGTCCAAAACAATAAATCTTCAATAATATTTACACCTGTTATTAAGAAATCTTTGTTAAAGTTTAGAGCTCTATGCGCGTTGGCAGTGTGATTATCTACACATACAGGAAAAAACAACTGAGTGCCATAGTCGTATTCTATTATAAAATCCGTGTCTTCACCGGCTATCATAAAGTAAAGCTTATCGTTCTTATCGTCAGATATAGATCCAACACAAGTGCCACTTTCAGGAACACCATTAGTACCTTGCCATGATCCACCGAGAAGCAAGTTACCTTTTAGAGTTCGTAAAGTACCAAGATCAGAGGAACTAGTCGTTGCTATTTCTACGTTTAAAGCATCTCTGTACTCACCACTTGGCACTAATCTTTCATCAAGGTCCTTGTTCATTTTACCTCCCTGAAAGTTGTTCTTCATTTCCGGCATATTCTAGTGTTTTATAAATTTAGATTTACCTCTTAATATTTGAGTTAATTCTTCTAGTTTAATATTTGATAATCTTAATTTTGCTGTTCTAACAGAAGCAAATCTTTCTCTTTTGTATCTTTGCACTATGTTCTCTGATACATTACTACGAGTAGATAGTATAGCATACATTAAACTCTTGTACATCGCCTCTTCAGCAAACTTATGTACAACCATCTCCTCGTCTGTACCTAAACTATCACTAATATATCTCAGAGTAATAGTTGTTCCTGATAGATTTGAACTAAAGTGTATTAAACCCGCTACTTCATCTATGTAGAAATTACCATTTGCTTGAGCGCGTTGTGCACTTAAACCATATCTTTGACCTAGGTATGGTACGAAAGTATCATCATCAAAATCTACTTGCTGATTACTGTTATTAGAACTAGAAAAACTAGACCAAGTATCAGAATACTGAGGGTGTATTAGCATTGTAGTATCTTCAACGCCATCGTCGTTTATGTCAAAAACGTACTCTCCGATCGCTGATTGTTTTATAGCGTTTGGATTAGATGACTTCAATTCTGGATATAACAAATGCTCTATACCAGAACTATCTTTGTAAGTTAATTTAACGTAATTAACATAATCTTGAGGTAGTTGCATAACTAAAGAAGGTGGAACCTCTATCTCTTGAGCTTTTGAAGATTTAAAAGTGTCAAAAGACAACTCCTGTAAAGTTCTCATGGCATGAAATTGAACGTCTGTTCTACTTACTTTACTTATTATTTTGTCTTCCCCAGTGTAAGCTATCATAAAATTGTTAATAACGTCTCTAAGTGGAGTCACGTGGTATTGCTCGACTATATTAGTAGTACCTACGTTTGGACCAGAAGCAGCTGTGTTTGCGTCTAAATCTACTTTTATGTCTAACGATATCTTAGCACCACTAATCGGAGGCGTAATAAACATTATGGCCCATCCATTAATAGAGTCGTATTCAAAAGAGTAGTTAATTGTTACGGTACCAGATGCGTCTGCATAAAACTGAGGATATAGAGCGCCATCAATAAATAGTTTTACTCTAGCATTATGCGATCCACCCACTACATCTAAATGACAGTGAAGTGCTTCTTCAATTTTTGTTACAGTAAAAATGGTTGTAACACCATCTCCAGTAAACTCCTTACGTCCTATATAGTAATCTATTTCTTCTTGCGATAGTAATCCCATTTATTATGATTTTTCTTGTTGAATTTGCGTGTTGACTTTTTGATTAGCATACTGTACTAAATTAGGGTCTTCTATTATAACTCCAGCTAATTCTAATATTCTCATTACTAATTCTGTTTCTTCTGATGGGTGATGTTGAAAATGTGTGGTCTTGTTAGGCGAGCCGTTGTGTAGGGCTTTTTCTCCAATAACGTCATATCCCCACTCTACCTTATCAGGTTGTTTAATATAATTACACGTTAAATTAGTTAACACCTCATTATTAGTACCGTGAGCAAAAACTCTGTTGTTTTCATCTCTAATGTAAATAGGTCTAATATCTTTTGGTTGTAACAATGGAGCGTGTTGAACATAAAGCCACTCCTTTGCGCTTACCTCAACGCACTCGTAACTTTTATAAACCTTTGTTTGATCTCCACACTTATATGGATCTTCTAACGCATATATAATTGAATCTAATCTATATAGATCGTCTGGTAAGTTAACGCTAAACGAAATGTTTCTACGCTCAAAAATAGATATCTTCTCCGTTAACATCGAATCAACATCAGAGTGATTAATTTTACTACCAGGCATTTGAGCCGTCGCGTGTCTGTCATAAAAATACTGTTCAAACACGATGAGTTGCGCTTGATTAGCTAAAAGATTATATTCTAATGGAGTTATATAACCACGCTGCTCCTTGTTTGCTATAGCTAAAACTCTCTGATATACAGTATCTATATTTACCATTGTTTATTTTTTTTAACGAAATCTTTGGCTTAACCAAGATCCATTTGGGTTATAAGGGAATTTTTTATTTAAAGCATTTTTTCTTGCACCACATCCACAATCCTTACCAGTTGCTTTGCTTACTGTGTCTACAACTTTTTTTATTCCCGTTGCTTTTGTAAATTTTTCTATTGAGTCTCCTAAACCCTTTGATTTATTTGTCATAAAATTAAATTTTAATAAATGGTTGCCCCGAAGGACAACCATATTATTTTGTTATTGATTTAATCTTTTCTCTATGTTAGAGTAGATTTCCATACCTTCATCAGTTTTAAACCAGTGTGCTAAAGCAGTATATGGATGCTCATCAAATGGTATAACCATTAGCTTTCTCCCGTTACTACCCCACAAAAAGTTTCTTTGATCAGAGGATAATCTTAGTATTCCAGCTTCAACAGCTTTAATACCAAAATTTCTTAACATTACATTCTCGTCATCCGCTAACTCTAAGAACAATTTAGGATTATTACGAGCAAATACTAACAAATCTCTTCTAAGCTCCTTAGAACTTAACTCTGATACCTTAGAACCTTGCTCAACCCTCATGATAGCTTCTGCTAAATCAATTTCAATATTTCTAGCAGCAACCAACGCTTCAACTTGAAGTTCTAAAACGTCTATCTCTTCAGCTGCTAATGCTGCTGGTTTATATTCTTCAAAGATAGTTTTTCTATCTGGGTGGTATAAGCTTAATAGTTTCTGTAAGGTTGTTTTTTCTTTTCCTACAAACAAACTGCCAGATCTAAATACGATGTGTTCTAATCTTTGATCGCCTTTCATCTCATCTACAAATGGAGTTTTTTGATTTTGACAATATTTAAGTTCTCTTTCGTAACCCTTTTCTTTGTCAAAATGATAAATATTTGCAGACTTAATAGATCTTGATAATGGTTTTTTACCATCTCTTAAAAGATATAATCTATCTTTAATTTCCCACTCATTAGAAGATACTTTTCTTTCTCTTGTTTTTGGTTCTTCAATTACAGGTTCTTCAAAATACTCTGTAACTACTTCTTCCATTGTTTCGATTTGAGGTTCTACCTCAACCTTCTCTGTTTTTTTAGCTTTTTTAGCCATAATATAATATAATATAAATTAATAAAAAATAAAAGGGACTGGGAAATTAATCCCAGTCTCTTTAAATATAAATGCTTATTTCATTAACATGAAATTGTTAGCACCTTGTGTAACTAAACATCTTTCTGATAACATGTGGATTTGCATCGCATCTAAAGCAGATGTAGCAGCTCCAACAGAACCAGTAACCCATGATTTCATTCTTCTATCATCAGTTTGAGAAGCTCTATAACGAACATGTAAGAAAGGTCTCTTAAGATTCTTTCCTAATTGTTGGTCATAAACAGTTGAAGTTCCAGCTGGAACCATAACCCCTCTAATAGCTTCACTACCAGCAGCAGTATTAATACCACCTCTTGTAGCTTTGTCATTTAAGTATCTCATGTCAGACTTGTAGAAGTCATAAGAACCTCTTCTGAAACCAGAGAAACCTAAGTTTAAAGCCATATCTTCAGAGTTATTAAACACTCCATAAGAAGTACCACCAGCTCCGTAAGAATTCATAGAAGCCAACATGTCATCCATTGCTAACGAAGTAGCTCTGTTTACAAACATCATGTTTTCTTCAATAGCACCTTGCTTGTCAAACTCAGCTAAGATAGCATCAAACTCAGCTAAATCAGTAGCAGCATTAACACCAGTAACACCAGAAGTAATATTACCTCTATCTTCGATAGCTGCAAATAAACCTTCAGTACCAGCTCCGTTTAATCCAGCATCAGCAGCGCCTCTAACTTGACTATTAGCACCAAAACCAATAATAGATGCAGCAGCAGTTTTCTCAGCTTCAAGCATAGTCATCTCTAAGTAATCGTTAAAACGAGCTCTTGTATCAGCTTCAGCTTTTAAGTACCATAAGTAACCTGACTGACCACCTTCAGAAGCAACTTCAACCCAACCAACTCTAGAAACATCAGAACCTGATATCTCGTAGTAATCCTTCATAATGATCGGTTTGTTGTGGAACGACTTGAACGTAGGTTCGTTAGCACCTCTTGTATCAGTTTTGTATGTACCAGTTTCATCAGCGTAAGAAGCTCCTTTACCGTACTCAGAACCTATAACTAATAAAGTAGCTGCTTCAGCAGTTTCAGAGTGAGCCGTTAAAACAGCTTCACCATAAGACTCAAGTGAAACAACGTTTGAGTTTGGAGTTTCTACTACCAAACATTTAGAAACTTTTCCATCAGTAGCTAAAAGTACCATGTCATTAACTCTGATACCATGAACTCTACTTGCTGTAGCACCTACAGCTGTATCACCATCGATATCTTTAACAACAGCAAACGTACCGTTTGTGTCACCGTCTAAATCTATCGTACCCGTGTAAGATAAGTGTAATCTTGATTGCTCAGACCATACAACTTGATCAGCTTGCATAGCCTCTTCAGCTCCAACTTGTGAAAGAAAACCAGATATAGTCCTAGGACCAAATACCTCCGCTTCTTTCTCCATTAGATCTGGTAAATATTGTTGCGCCCAGCCTTGATTTGCTGTAGACGCAAGATCTAAGTAATTTGTAGATAGTGTTTGTTGCACTGAAGCTGGAACACTATTCAAATTATTTCCTGCAGTAATTGCCATAATTTTTAAATTTTAAATTGTTATTTGTTTTTGTTTTTGATTTTAAACTTGAAATCGGCAGTATTATCACCTAACACTCTTACTTTAATTCCACCAGCTTGTACCTCGCCATGCGCTTGTCTGGGTTCCATACTAATGTTTTTCCCCTTTTCAACACTCTGCCTGATAGCGTCTGATTTTCCTTGTTCGTAAAAATGCTTAGCAATTGCATCAGCATTATTTGCTGTAAAAAGTGATTTATGATAACCTTCAGCATCTTGCATAGTGTTATTTTCATCTAGAAACTTTCCGATAAAATTACTTATGCTACTTTGGTCCTCCACAATTTTTCCAGCATCCTGAACATTATATCTATACTTTTTATCACCGACGTTGTATTCAAAACCTTTGAAATCGTCGTTAAAAACATTATTAGTTTTTTCTTTAAAAATAGAAATACGCTCTTCTGCGCCTTGCTTGTTTTCTGCTTCTTCCTTGTTGTATCTATTAAAGAAATCAATTGCTTCTTGTTGCTCTTTCGTGAGCTTTGAACCGCTTTTGATGTCTTCATAGTATTTGGATTTGTTCTCTTCCAGTTGAGTTTTAGCGTTGGCAACTTGCTCTTTTAACGCTAATTTTTTTCTTTTAATTTCTTTTTCATCATCCATATCCTCATCGTAAGAAAATTGATCTTCCATTAAGAAGTTAATTTCTTCACCATTTAAATGAGGTTTTGATTGAGTGTAGTATTCTCGTAACAGATCTTGATTGTCTAATTCTGAATAATCTTGATTAAGCTTTACGTAGTCGTTAATATCACCACCAGTTTCGTCCATAAAACTAACTAGCTTTTGTATTCCATCCGGAAGTGGCTCTCCTTTCTCTATAGACTCTTTTACTACTTCTTTAACAGTTTCTACTATCTCTTCTGTTTTTTCTTCATTAGTTACTTCTTCTAAAGCAGGCGACTCTTCTTTAACTGGCTCTTCAGTTTCTGCTTGCTGAGCGGTGGGTTCTTGAGTAACACTTTCTTCTACGCTTGCTGGTTCATCTAAACTAACTTTAGTTATAGACTGCTCTTCAACCATAGGTTTCTTTGTCATCTTTTCTTTAACCTTAGTAACATTACCTTTAGTTTCATTTCCTGTAGGTTGTACTTCTTGTTTTTCTTTTACTTTTAACGAACCAGTTTCGTTATCCACGACTGGCTCTTCTTTTTGTTCTTCTGCCATAATATAATATAATAATAATTAATAATTCTATAGTCCTAAACCAAATCCTCCTAATGTATCATTACCTGTAGACTCAAAGTTTTTAGGTGGTTTTTGATTGTTTCTTTGGTCAATCAACTCGGACTGTTGAGTTGCTTGTATTTTTGTTCTTTCGTCTTTTCTGTTTTCTTTTTCACTATCTCTTCCTTGTGTGCTTTGAACCTCTTGACTCTTTAACTGCATGTTGTATTGGAACTCTAACTCCATTAACTGTTTCTTTACTTCACCTTCGTGTGATACAGCTTGAGTTTTCATTTGAGATTTTGCTTGCTCTAGTTGGATTTGACTTTGAGTTAAAGCTTGTTGTTTTTGAACTTCGGCTTGTGCTGCAGCTTGTTGCTGCTGTGCATTTGCTTGGGCTTGAGCTTGAATGTTCTCTTGTTGCATTTGTTGATCCCGTGCCATTTTTTTCTTTCTTCTAATCTTCAGTACTTGATTAGCAAGTTTTACGCTTTTAATTTCCCTTATATCAATTGCATCTTCAAGATCAACAGAACCTTGTTGTAACGCTACCTGTATGTTATTTTCAAGTAATTGTTTTTCTTCTTCATCTGGAGCTAACTCTATAAATATACCAAAATCATACAAATACAAATCACTTACTTCTTTTAAAGTTGCCACATTGTGAACGCCAATACTTTGTTTAAAGGCATTTGCAGTAGGAGAGTATTCTAATATATCAGATATTCTAAGTGATAAACACTCCGCAACCTCTGCTGTTAAAAACAAACCGCTTTGCAATATGTGTCTTGTTGCTACATTTGAATTTGCAGCCGCTAACTTTTGAACACCAACTAAAGAGTATTTATCTGGAACACTTCCATCTCTAGCTTCATTTAAACCAGTGGTATCCCTTATCATTTGTAGATAATAATTATAATTACCTATTAAAGCTTGCATTTTGTTACCAGCACCACCTCCACCATGTATTTCTTGAATAGGTATTTTACCTGGGTTTTGATCACCTTCAGAAGTAAAACTTCTTCCAATTACAGAACCTGTTTGAAAGTACATGTTAAGTGCTTCTTGCGGGTTGTAGTTTGTTCCGTTACCTAAATCAATTTCAGCTAAACCATCAGCATCTAAGTAAACACCATCAGGAACCATTCTAGACAACACCTGTTGAAGCTTTAAATGAGTTAGTTGTATCATGTCAGCAAAACCAGTTATCCTGCTTACAAGTGATTCTATGCGCCCCTCGTACATTCTTGGAGCTACAATAGAGTAATTCATTTTAACTTTAGTGTAATCGCTTTTAGATCGCATCATGTTTTTAGCCATCTCCCACTTTAACAATCTATCGGTACCAAGAATCATAGCACCGTCATAAAGACACTCTATAGATCTAGCTACCTTACTGTATCCGCCTTCCATTCCTTCCGGTGGGTTGAATTGATCATTTTTTTCTATTGTCTTCTCTGCACCGCTGCCAGTTTCTTTAACTTTGTAAACTTCGTTCATGTAAGTTTTATAGTTAAAATATAACACTTGAACAGCGTTGTTATCTTCTTCTTGTCTAGTATTGTAATTATTTCTCTTTAAAGTTTTTTTACTTAATATCTCTTCAAGGTCTTCCTGTTCTAAAAACGGAAATTGCTTAACTAACTCGTTTATAGGAATAGTTTTAACTTCACCAACATAATATATATCGTCAAAATAAGGGGAATCAGTGTGAGAGTACACTAAATTAACAGGATCTACGTAGTCTATAACAACACCCTCAGAAGTGTTAAAAGAAGTTTTAACAGCTCCAATACCAATAGTAGCTAAATCATAGTAATAACGTTTTCTTATTAAGTCATAGTTATTACCCTCAAATAAAGTGTTTAACGCTTGCTCTTCCGCTAGCTCAATACCTTGCTTGTAAGTAAGCTGCATGTGTAGTTTTAGTTCTTCTTCTGTTTCTGGAAGGTCTCCTGGATCACTACTATATAAATTAATACCAAAAGCTTGTTGGGCATAGTCATTTAGTTCTTTACTACGCATATCTTTTAATATAGACTCCATATATTTAGTTCTCTTGCTAACACCAAATGGATCTTGAGAATATGCTTTTATATCATAATTTCTCTGTGTCATTCCGTTTACTAAAATATCCACAAACTTAGGTATAATTGGGACTGGTTTCCAGTCTAAATTTAAATAGGACAAATCACCGTTTATAGATAACTCATCCTTATATTTTTGGATAGACTGCTCGCCTCTAGCGTATAGTCTTAAATTGTGAAAATTATTGTTATTACTAGACCATCTACTAGAAGCACCATCAAACCACTCTGATTCAATAGCTTTTCCAACTTTTAAACCATACTCGTAGCTAGTTTTTTCAACATCGCTTACTACTTGACTAGGAAATTGACGGTTTGTATATATTGCCATATTTTATTTTTCTATTATTTTAGACATACCACCTTTATTTGAATACTTAGATATATGTATGTTTAATTTTGGTTTTTCTATTTTTGCATTTGGTGCGTATAAATGCCTATTGTTAGCCATAATAGCTAAACCAGAACTTATTGTTGCATCAAACTTTGTTCTTTTGTTTATATCAAACCTACTCCAATCGTTGAGCAATTCATTAAAATACAAATCTCCAACACTACCATCTTGTTGCAATCCAACGTGACTTTGTATATACATTTCAATTGCGGCTGCGTGAGCTTGTTTAATATCCTCTGAAGAGTTAGGTATACCACCTACTTCTTTTTCTGCAACAGATAACTTGTTCCAAACTTTATCAGGCCTGTTCATGCTAAACCCTCTATAACCTCTTCTTCTTAAATAGTATAATAATCTAGGTTTATTATTCTCAGCAAGTATAGGCATACCGTAAAAAACTATAGCCATTAACATATCTTCAAAAAACATTTCAGCTGTTGGTGGTCTTGATAGGTATTCTAAAAAGAAACTGTTTGCGGGTGCGTCTTCCATACTAAACTTGGTTAAACCATGCAAAGCGCCTTTAGATCCCTTACCGTCTACCGTTCCAGATATATCATAACTATCACAACCAAAAGCACCCATGTGCTCGTTGCCAGGATATTTAATACCGTTTTTTAACACTATTTTATTTTGCAAGTGCACCGGTGGTACCCAACTAACTTTAAATCTACCTTTTGGATCTGGATAAAATATAACTTGAGAATCTTTAACGCCATTCACCCACTGAAAATTACCTGTTGTAACTCCTAGAGTTCTAGACATCTCTTCATTGTAATCTATTTGCTCGTATATTTTAACAAGATTAAATATACTGTTTTTAGATTCATCTCTAAAAGCGTGTTCTGTAGTTCTTGGAAACTGACGGTAAAACTCGTTTAAAGCATCGTGATCACTTTTTAAACCATCAACCTCGTTTTGCCAACTATCTATTACACCTACATCTATTAATTCACCGTCTGGTGCGAATCTATCGATATCAGGAGTAGTAAAGACTGGAACTCCATGCTCATCAATAAATCCCTCGTAGTTCCACTCCATTGGGATAAACAAAGAGTATAAACCAGACTTTGTCTGACCATTTCTATTTCGGTTTGTGACATCTGAGGCATTGTATAGTTTTTTAAAGTTTTCTCCACCTTTATCTAAAGCATTTGAAGTTGAGCCCATCATACATTTACCAATAATTCTACTACCTAACCGTAAACATGTTTTTGTAACTCTCCAGTTATTTAAAATATTATCAGGTCTCTCCCATTTACCACTTTCATCATGAACTAATAAAGCTAGCTTTTCACCATCATAACTATTGTCTCCAGTGTTCTTCCAGTCAATAGTTGTATCCAAGCCTTCCATCTCTTCCATACCGTCAGTAGCTGACATCTTTTTCCTTGTAAACTTACTAGCTGGCACTCTATACGCTAACTCTGACTTTGGTCTATCCATACCATCTTGAATAGGTTTAAAAAAGAAAGGGTAGTTGATTGATATTGGTACAACTTTGTCTGTGAACATCTTTTTCGCATCTGATCCAGTTTTAGATAATATACCAAATCTACTATCACTTGCAAGAGTGGCTAAATTAACTGTTTCTGCCGATGACATGAAAGAAAATCCAGAACGTCTATTTTTAAGGTAGCACATTCCATAACATCTTTTATCTGCCTTGCAAGCTTCCCAGAATATATAAAATAATCTGTTTGCTTCTCTAAAATCTGGAGCACCTACATCAATCTTACTCCATTGCAAGTACATGTACTGCGTACCCGTTATCCAGGTTGGTTTACCATTATTCGTGAACCAGAACCCCTCTTCCCTTCTTCTGAACTCTTCGTCTATATAATCGTACCATTTTTCTTTACTGCTTTCCGGATAGTTTCTCCAATCGAATATATTTTTAATTCTCTGCAACTCCTTGGGATACTCGAATTTCACCCATTTGTTCTTCGGATCTTTGTATACTTCTTTAGGAGCTTTTGGTAGCGCAATAACTAGCCCTTGTATTTCTATTATCTCACCTATTTGTCCGTTTTGAGATAACACTATAATATCGTGTTCTTTATCGTAACCGTATTTCCACTTCTTGCCTTTGTTAAGACGACTGATAGTGGTCTTTTTTACAGGCTCAACTGTATTAACTAAACTTTGCTCGTACATTATTTAGATCTACTTTCTGCGAATCCTTTAAAAGTTTTTTCCTTTGCCTCTTCAGGTGTTTTACCCTCAAGCAGGTTTTCTTCTTCTTCAATTCTGTTAAGTATCTCAAATGCGTCAAATATAGCTAATTTTTTAGAAGCCGCGGCGTTCTTTAACTTATCAGCTGTTAAATCATCTTCAGAGTCAGTAACAATAGCTTCTTCACCTACTTTAATAAGTTCTTCAACTGCTTTGTGCCCAGCTTGGATTATACGTTTCTTCGTTTCCTTGATGTTCATATTTGATTGTAATAAAATTAGATAAAACTCGAAATAGTCTCTCGCCATCAACGATAAACTCATATTCACTACTTGGTCTAAAACCAATTAGTTCGTCAACCTTAACCGTACCGTCAGAATATTTAACAATACCTTGCAAAGGTTTTTCAGATTCAATGTTAAATTGATCTGTAGCTTTTAAAGGCATTATGAAGCAATATCCTTTTGGAGCTATCCACTTGTCCTCTTGTTTGTATAAAAATATTTGCTCGTGGTTTATAAGGTAAGTGTCTTCATTGAAATAGGCTTTACTGTTTCTTTCCACGCCCTTAACGTCATTCCATCTTCTAAAAACATTGTGGTGTACTATAACCGTGTCACCTGGTTTTATATCTGTATCACCAATGATAGGTGTTGATATTACAATAGCTTCTCTATTAACGTACTTATGTTGGTAGATATCGGTGTTAAGGATTAGCTCTCCACCGTCTAGCTTTTTAGTATTGTTATATCTTTCTCCTTTTGGCTTTACAACAAAGTTGTAAACGCTCTTCATTAGTATTGTAGATTGTATTCTACAGATACAGCCATATTCTTGTTAAAGTCCTTCCAAGGTAATACGTCTTTATTTTTTTTAATATAGACAGAGAACTTGTCATCTTCCTCTATAATATCGCAGATAGTATGACCACCATACACTTCTTGCCCCACGGCATAGTGCATAGCGTCATTCTTATAATCTTTACCGATACTTATCTTACGAATTAGCTTCGACATTTTCTTCTTTATTAGGGTAAGCTAGCTCACCTGTCTGAATGTTAACATTATCAGTACCATATGTTTTCATAAAGTTCTCTCTTAGACCTTGTATTTGCGCTTGTACTTCTTGCACAGAAGCTAAAATAGTTTGTTTTTGTAACTCAAGTCTACCTACATCAGATGTTAATCTATCCATAGTTCTAATTGTTGTTTGTAAACCTGTTAATTCTGCTTCAGAAATATTTTCAGGTTTAACACCCTTAAGTTCTTTGATTTTTTTACTTGTACCTTTTGTTTTTGTTGTTGCCATTTTTTATTTAATTTAAGTTAATTTATTTTATTTTTATCTACACGTACCAACTTTACCTTGTCCGCTTCCTCCCACTATAGTCAAGTAGTTATTTGCACCACCAATACTTGCTTTGTAAAAACCATCTTCTAATAAAAATTTTTCATTTTTCCTAGCTCTAGTATATATTAAATCAGTTTTTCCTGGTGCAGCTGACGAGCCATTGTGATAAACAGTTGTATTGACACTGGCCGAGCTCTCACAAGCGTATCGAACTCCTGCAAAGCTATCTTTTACGATTTCAAAAGATTGATAGTCTTTAGCTCGAACAACTTCTTTACGTCTTTTTACTGCAACGGGTTTGTTTTTACCTCTAGCTTGAGCTGATGTGTTTGCGTTACCTAATGCCATTAGTATCCGAAATAACAGATTACTCCATGAGCACTATTTTGGAATTCCGTCCATCTACCATATATTGTAAGACCAGCTGGATATACCGCAGCAGCAGCCGTTATCCCACCCGCACCTTGTTGAGGTCCTAAAAATATTAATGATTGAGAAGATGTTGGGGTTGTAGGTTCTGATAAAGTTACCACTGTTGGCGTGTTTACTTTGTCATATGCTGTTACATAAACACCCTGTTGATTTGGCCCAGAATATATTGGTGTTGGCGTCTCTGAATCAATAGTTATACCAGCGCCTTCATGATCTGCGTCATTTACTATTAAGACATATTGTCCTAACTGAATTTTTGTGTTAAGTGCACTTATTGTAACATCGTTACCTGAATTAGAACCGGTGCAAGCTGAGCTTGTTAAACCGTGAAAGTTCATGTAGTCGTCAGCTGTACCAACAACGTCCGTAGCAGTTCCACTAATTGAAACATAACCAGGACCCTTATCATCTAGTTTTTCTGGTGTTAATACTGTTGGTGTGCTCTCCGCTAAAAACGTTATAGCTACTATAACCATTCCTTGAGGTGGTACGATTAGTTTTTCTAAGTCCGTGTAAGCACTACCTAGTTGACCAAAGTTATAAGCTGTACCTGTTGAATTTTGTCCCATAATTTATTTTTTTACTTTTTCTAATGATCGTCCACCAAAGTAAGCACCGATCACGGTTATTAATACTAATTGCAATAAGTCTACCCAAGAAGCCTTAACTTCAAAAGCAATAACACCAGCATCGATAAAAACTAACAACACTGTAGATACTACTAGAAATATCAGAACTAATGGTCTTATGTTTTTACTTAACCAAGAGTCAGACTGCATATCCATCTTCCAACGCTCAGTTACTTGCTTTTGCATCTCTGCCTCATAGCTCATAATCATTTCCTTGATTTTAAGCTCAGCAGCAAGCTTTTCTTCTTTAGACGTGTGTAAGTTGTCTACAACACCACCTATGCTTTTTACTAAATCCGCAGCACCGCCAGAAAGTATTTTAGTTAGAATACTCATTTATTTTTTATTTGGTTTTCTGTTTCTAAGAATATCAGCTTCTTGTTGAAGTTTTTTAGCAATAGCTAAGTATTTCTTCTTTTCTTCGCCTTCAGCAGATTCAGCATCTGATCTTGCAAATTCAGCTCTATCTTCTAAGTCATTAATTCTTTCATTCCTAACAAACCTTTTGCTCTCAGTTTTGTCTTCTTTTGGATTGTATACACTACTTTGATCCATATTTTCACCTGGTTGTACTTTAAGCTGATTTTTATCTACTGGTCCTTCTTGTTTAGCTGGAGAACTTTTGAATCCACCAAAGCCTTTCATTTTATATGCCATTTTATTTTTGTTTGTTTGTTTGTTTAATGTTTTTCCCAAGGGAATTCTTTACTTCCTTCGTCTATCCATTCACCCTCGTATAATATTTTGCCTTCTGCTCGCGGATATTCCATCCCGTTATATTTTATCCAATTGTCGTCATATTTCATTTTACCAATTTTCATATCAGTTAAATGCTTTACTTCATGAGTCAAAATTTGTCTTTCTTCTGCGCTTCCAGGTTCTACTGATTCGGCTATAAATATAGTACCATCATTGTTAGCTTCGGCCTGAATACCTTCGCCTAGTTTTTTTCTGTATAAAGGTGTGCCAGGACACGCTTCCTCAGTAGAATGCGAGAAACGTCCTTTAGCTACTTTTTTGTGATTTTGATTTGGTAATTTAAACATTATTCTGGATAATAACTCTTCCATTCGGAATCAGGAGCATGCGAGGAGCTTTCGGTTGAAGTAGTACCCTCTGGTGCTTCGTTAATTACATGATCTGTTTTAACTTTGGTAGATTTTTCTTTACCTTTTCCACCACCTCCACCACCACCACCGCCATTACCATCACCACCACCGCCAATGCTTCCGGCACCCATAGGACTAAAAACCTTTTTAGCTGCTTTACTCCATCCTGGTTCATTCCAACCATCTTGAATTTTATCAAGGTTCGCTTGTGCTTCAACTACCTTGTCATCACTAACTTTTGCTGGCGATGATTTACCATGACCATAAAAAGTAGACCCTTTCATTTTGTATCCTGTGCTTTTTTCAAATTCTGGCATATTACCTGTCTTTATCTTTTATCATATCGTCTATAGCTTTATTGTAAACTTTATCTGTATATGATTTATTCTTATAAAATACACTTCTCTCTGAAGTGGGTAAGTCTTCCTCACCTAATAGGATTCTATATATCCTACTAATCATTTGAGAGCATTTCCATGAGGTTTTAAATACTGAGTATTTAATCGTCGTTCTATTCCTGTGTCTCCAGGTTTCGATCCAACCTTGGCGTTTTAATCTCTCCCATCTGTTTTTATCCCACGAGTATGTGTAAACTCCGTTGATAAAATCGTTTCGTGTAAATCTTCCTTTACAATCTAAATAAATTAATAATTCTAAATCTGCATCTTTTAACCCGTAAGTTTTACAGACCCACTTTCTAGTGAGCCTGTAATACTTAAGGATATTTAATTCACGCAGATCCTGCGCGGTTAGTCTCACTTACTATGATAGCGCGCAAGTAACTAGTGCAGTGTTAGCTGTGCCACCAGTATGTACAATACCTGTAGCAGAGTGAAAATCTGCAATAGAAGGAATCAATTCAAAAACTTTAGAGCTAGCTCTACTACAAATTTGTTGAACCGATAATGCAAAATAGTCACCTATTTTTTTACAGTTTACTAGTTTTTCAGCTGAATCAGCACCGTCAACAGTGAATGTAATAGTTCCAAAAGGACCCACTACAGTTGTCGTTGTTCCTGATGCACCAATGTTGATTTCTAAATTGTCAACATCTACGTTTACAATGAAACCAGTGTTAGCTGTAATTACATCAGAGCCAACAGTTTCAATTTTCATCATTTTCATAATCTTTCTTTTTTTTTATTAATAATTTGTTTTCGTTTCTAAGTTTAAGGTTTGCGGTTTTCGGTTTAGGTTAATCTATTAGTACCACGCTACCCGAATGAATAGCGTGGCATAATATTTTGTTAAGCTAATTACTCAGCAGCAACTGTGATATGCGCTTTATCAGCAGCAAAGCTAACAAAGTAGTAACTTACACCATCACAAGTTATTCCTACTCTATCTCCTTTTGTTGCACCAGAAATAATAGTAATTACATCAATACCAGTTCCTTCTGTTACTGTTTGAGCAGCTCCATCTTCACCGTCTAAACCAATACCGTGAAATAAGTCTGTACCTACGCATGTAATTGTTTGTGCGTTTGCGGCTACTGTTCCTACAATAAACTCAGCATTCCATCCTCTCTGTGCGTCAGCAGGAGCAGGTAGTGTTATTGCGTAAGCAGCACCTTGGTTGATCATAAACACATTACCAGAATCACTAGGTAAAATTGTTGTAGCAGCCGTAATGTCCACTATGTTTTTTCTTGTATCAAAAAATACTCTTCCCATTTTTGTTTTTTTTTAATTAATAAATTTGTTTAAATCGCCACCGGGTTGTAGTGACTAGCACACTAAAACAACGTCGCCATCACGGATGACTCTATACAGAGTGTCTTTCCATGATATGTCGTGTCCAGCATGTTTATCGTAATATATCACATCTCCATCTTTTAAACCTTCTACAAGATTTCCACACGATATTATTTTTGCTTTTATATAACGGTTGTCTACATCTGTATCATCCGTCATTATAAGACCAGCAACCTTTTTAGGTTCTGTCTTTATTCTATCTACTATTATATATCTATTAATTGCCTTCATTGTGTCTCATGTTTGAAATTACACAATCTGCAGATATAATAGTTGCAACTACACTCACTGCATTTTTCAGGGCCGATTTTGTAACCAAAACCGGATCTATGATACCAGCTGAGATCATTGTAGCTCTTTCGCCAGTTATACAGTCAATACCATAACCTTCGTGATCTTCATAGCCTTTTAATAGATCTATACCAGCATTGCTTAGTATTGTCCAGAAAGGAGCTTGAATAGCTTTTAGTAGTATCTCTTCACCCACCGCTTTAGCGGGGATTTTTTGAGATGCGTTTAATAGCGCAACTCCACCACCTGGAACTATACCTTCTTTCAAAGCGGCTTTAGTAGCGTAAATAGCATCTTCTATCCTATCTTTCTTTTCTTTAAGCTCTACCTTAGAATCAGCACCAACTTTCACCATACCTACGCTACCTGATAGCATGGCTAACCTTTCTCTATGTTTCTTTTGTATAAACGGGTTTTTCTCCCATTTATCTATAGTTTTCTTAATACTAGCAATTCTCTCCTCCATAGCCTCTTGTGGAGTCTCTATAGTAAGTACTGTTGTTTTATCGTCTGTTACAGCTGTATAAGCCTCACCTAAGCAACTAACATCAATTAGATCTAAATCATCACCTAGATTTTCATTCATTATAGTAGCACCTACTAATAATGCTAAATCTTCACACGTATCTTCTTTTGTGGGACCAAAGCCTGGTAAGTCAACAATGTTTACTTTAATATTACCTTTTACTTTATTCATAAGTAAGGCAGCTTTGACTTGTTGGTCAACTGGAGCGACAATAAGTAAAGAACGTTTATTTTTTATAACATGCTCTAATATTGATTGTATCTTCCTTACGCTTGCGATTTCTGACCCTACGATTAACACTAACGGATTATCAAGCTCGCAGACTTGTTTATCTTTATCAGTAACAAAATGTGGGGATGTGAGTCCTGAGTCGATTTGAACACCGTCTACAATCTCGACGTATGTCTCTTCAGTTGGAGACTCTTCCATTAGTACCACACCATCTTTACCTACTTTAGTATAAGCTTCCGCTATAATCTCACCTAGTTCCGCGTCATTATTGCAACTTATTGAACTAACAGATTCGAGCATATCGCCTTCGATCTTGACAGAAATCTTATCTAGGTAATCGTTTACCTTCTTAAGACCGGATTTAA